TATAAATTTAGTCCCTGACCTATTAGAAACTCCCCCATATCTAAGTACAATGCTATTTAGACAAGTCCTAAGACCTGTCACATATTTACTTAGGTCTGTCCTAGCGTATAAGGAGGGAGAGATCTCGCCACCTGAAAAGGTCTTTTGTGATAAAGTAGCCATTGTTACGCTCCGTATATTACAGCATCAGCAGACTTCTCTTCTGCTTTAGCTTCTTTAAGCTCCATCTCTGTAATTTGTAGGCTAGTGTTAAACTCTTTAGAGTCTCCCTTTTCAGTATCAATAGCTACTGATACTACCTCTACTTCAGCCATCATCATGTATTTAACTCCTACTTCTGGAGTCCCTGACATACCTATCTTCTCTAGGTCTTTAGCTTCTAAATGTATTCTTAACCCATAAGGATAAGCAGCCTTCTCTTCAGGTACTAGTAAGTCTTTCTTGTCTTTATCAGACACTCTCATATCATGCATATTAACTCCTAGCTGTTATAAATTCAGAGTCCCCTGGAGGATCTGATCTTTCTTCGTTCATACTTCTAGACTTAGCATTACCTAGCTCTAAAAAGTATTGTTGTAACATCTCATTTTTCATCTTAAAAGGATCTCCACCTGTAAGTCTAGGAGCTATATATGCTGCTAGTCTAAAGGAGAAGGCTATAGAGAACTCTGCTGTGTATACTGTAGGATCTGTAAGTCTTAGAGTGTATTCTACTTCAGCATTTTCTTTATCTGTATATAGTATCTTACCTGTAGGATCATACATAATCTTAAAGGGTACTCTCGAGCTAGAGGTGTCTTGTCTAATACCTGACTTGATACGTCTTAGCCTTATACAATCTGTAGGGTATCTATAACTAAAGTCCCATTCTAAAGTAGGGTTAGCCACTATTAGATTTAGCACTACTTCTTTTGAAGCAAAGGGCCAATCATAGTCTGATAGTACAGCCTCTATAGTAGCATCAAAGTAACGTCTACACGCTTGGGCCTCCTGAGATACTTCAGTATCTAGGTTTGCAATCTCTTTACCTATACCTAGGTGAGAGATAGCCATATTTGCAAGCTCAGTTTTACTAGCCATTATCTTAAACCTATTAAATTAGTAGCTGCTGTACCTGTAGCATAGACTCTAGTTGCTGCTACTGGAAAGATACCTACTGCTACTGCAGCAAAGGTTAATGTCTCACCTGTAGGTGTATCAATCTTAATAGCTCCAGTACCACCTACATAAATTGCACTTATAGGCACTGCTAAGTCTACTGTATTACTTGGAGTGATAGCAGCTCCACCTAAATAACTATCGTTCTTATACTTAATTGCTATACTCATCTTTAACTCCTATAGATATAGGGGGAGATTAATCCCCCTATATAATTTAGATAACTTCTGATTTAGAGTCCATCTGATTAGGCGACACTGCGACTTTAGCCTTAGCTTTACTGCCTGCCTTAGCCTTAGGTTTTACTTCTTTAGATAGCTCTTTCATCCAATTTTCCGAAAAATGTTTAGCTTCTTTCAAGTAAAAAATAGCTCCAGGATTTTGTCTCTTCTCATTGTAGTATCCTAATCTTACTGCTCTAACTTTCATATAGTTCTCCTAGTTTGTTTTTTGATTAACTTATCGTGATTGCATCAGCATAAGCAACATCATTTTGAATCATGCTCTGAGGGATTAAAAAAGCAGTGTATGTGCCAGTAGGCGAAGTGCCTCCATGCGTATACATAACTCTTAAGAATTGCTCATTGTTAGTACTTGGCGGTACGCTTAAAACGTAACGAGTACCAGCAGCATCTCCTCTAGCAGCTGTGAAGCTAGCTAAAGTAACGATTGAAGACATAGCTTCTACAGTATCAGTCTCAAGACTTACAACATAAGTCTCATCTGCGTTAACATCATCTAGAGCTACGTCAACAATGATAACCACTGCCATAGGCTCACCTATTCCGAGGTTATGATCTCCCCCAGTATTAATGATATTTGTTGAAGCTTCAGTAGTTGTTACTGCTTGTGCATCTGAAAATAGACCTTGTGCATCTACATACATAATATATTCCTTTCTTTAAATTGTTATTTCTTAACTTACTAATGCTTCAGACTCTAATAGGCTGTCACATTTTTTAACTGGTATTCCTCTAAAATGAGGGATTAACTTGCCATCAACTTCATCATATCTCATGCCAGCACCTGCAACATCATCACGACGTTGGATGTCTAACATTTGAATTACAGTACGGTTAGCATAAAAACATGCTTTACCCATCTGAAGACTAGGAATTCTGTGGATTGCTTTAATCATAAGATCAGTAAGATCTGCAGCAGAAGACTTAGCAACTAAGCTTGAGATATCTATGTTACAAATACGTACAGCATATCTCCAATCTTTTAAAGCTACTCCGACTTTCCATTTAAAATGATCTTGGTAAGCTCTCATACGAGTGCCAGCAATACCTGATGAAGTCTCAATAGTTTGAAGACCTAGATCTTGATGAGACAAACCTGCTTTAGAACCTTTTGGAAAGATACCGCAAACAGATTGCTCTCCCCATACGATTAACCAAACAGAAGAGTTATCAGATTGTGAACCACCACCTAATATAACATTCTGTCCATTGGCTGCAGTAGATGAAGAGTAACGTACAGATAAACCTGTAAACTCTTCAGGAGTTACTGAGCTGTTACCGTAAAATAGAGTAGATGAAAATTCTTGATTCATAGACTCGATAAAAGCAGAAGCTTCAGATAAACGAAACGCATTAACATTGCCGTTTAATTCAGCTACTTCTTGATCTACTTCAGACCAAGCTTCTAATCCTCCGCACTGCTCGTCAATCTGTGCAGTAAGAGATTTACTAGGTTGAACACCTTGATTCAATAGTCTCCATGCAACTGTTGGTAAACCAGTACGTACTGATGTTCTATGACCAGTAGGTAAGTTACCTTCCATGAATCTCATGTCATCTAAGATCTCATTAGTTTGTGATAATAGTTCAACAATTTTTGGGATCTTCCCATTTGGATCAACACGTTTTGCGTGATCTGCAAGCGTTAAAGCGTTGCTTGATAATGTAGCCATTTAAACCTCCATTTAGTTTTGACTTCCGTAAAATATTTCTTCAATTGATATAGGTGTTTCTTTTGCTTTAGGCATAATTAATGAATCGTCACTCATTGCTTTACCTACCTTTGATAGAAACCTTACTATCTCAGGATGATTACCGTAGCCTGAATCTCTCAGGATAGCTTTCACATCTTCACTTGCAAACTTATCTAGGACTCCCCTAGCTGAGTTTACTGTAGCTTCAAGATTAGCTCCACCTATTGCTTTGTCTTCTATAACTTGGTCTTTCCAAGTTTCTTTTTGCTGTTCAACCTCATCTAACTGAGAGTCTACCCATTTTTGAACTGACTCTTCTTGATTGCTAAGTAGCTTCTGGGCTTGATCTGATGTCAAGTTATGCTCAGTAGCTAACGCTTTAACGTCTTCTACAAAAGCATTATCCAAAAGGCTTTTTTCCTTTAGCTCAAGTTTGTACTCAGTTTCTTTTGCGCTCTCCTGATCTTCCCCATCTTCTTTATCTTGATTCTCTTTATCCTCAGACTCTGCTAATTTCTTTTCTTCGTCTGTGGTTTTATCATCAAGATCTTTAGATAGCTCCTCCTCAGGTTTACTATATAAAATGTCTTCAGCACTCTTTTCTTCTACTACCACCTCTTCAGTGACTAGCGTTTCTTCTTTAATCTCTTCTTTAATTTCCATCAATAGCTCCCTTAGCCTTGTAGTTATCTTTCATCATTTTTAGTAACAGATTTTCATCTGCCTCTACTATCTCACTCATGATGAAGTGACCAAGGTCTTGCTTGCCAGCAAGGTAACTCATACGATTAGCATCTTCTACAAAAACAGAGTTATATGATTTACATAAAGACATTAGTCTCCATGCAAACCTTCTACCTGAAGCGTTAGATAAGACTGTACGTACATCATTCAATTCTTGTTTACGTAAATCCTTCTCTTTAAGCTCTGCTTTTTTAACTTGCGTAGCATCGGCTAGGTTATTACTCATCCTAATCCTCCACTAGTTAGTTCACTTAATGCTGTGTCTTCGTCCATACTAGTTTCACTTAATACCTTACCTGTATTAGCCATCTCTTGAGCTTGCATCATCTGTTGCTCTTGAGCTTGGGCCTGGGCTTGGGCTTGTTTAAGTGCCTCCATCTCTTCTTTAGGAGTTAGTAGCGTAGGATCTACTCCAGCTAACTCTCCATACTTCTCTATAATATCTTCTAACTTAAGCTTCTGGACTACTGAAGGATCAAACTGAGCTACTTGCCCTGTAAATCCTACTAGTCTTTCAATGTTACCAATACCTGCAAGCTTCTGAGCTTGAGCCATTATACTAATGTACTCAACTTCATAGTCTTGATCTACTAACTCTTCAGGTACTTCAGGTAATAATCCAGCTTCCTCCATCATTCTAAAAGAGTTCTCTATCAATGGATCTAATAGATCTTGATTGATTCTCTCTAGTACAGGTCCTAAAGCTAGTAGCTTCTCTTCATGTCTCTCATCAATCTCTCTAGCTGTGATCTGTTTTCTATTAGTGTTAGCTAAC